ACAGATGCCCAAATAGATCAATGGCGTGAAAGGGGATATCCCCACATGCAGGACAAGTGCCTCGATCAGTTTGCCAATTGGTGCAGGACACAGAATAAAAGATTCAATCTCATAGTAGACATAGGGGCATGGTGTGGTACATGGTCATTGACCATGCAGAAGTTCGCAAAAAGCATACATTGTTATGAACCAAACAGGATACATTACGAATGTCTCTCTAGGAACTTGGCATCACACAGTCATGTTAGGTTGTATAACCAGGCAGTCGGCAACATAGATGGGTTTGTCAAACTGACAGACGAGTCTACCACTCAGAACACCAGGGTGTTGTTGGAAAAAGGAGAGACAAAAATCAACAAGTTGGATTCATTAGATACCAAAGGAATTGACATGATCAAGATAGACGTAGAGGGATTAGAAATGGAAGTACTCCGGGGAGCCTCGAGAAAACTAAATGATATAAAATATATCATGATAGAACTGAATAACAACAGCAAAAAATATGGCAGTAGCAACATTGAAATAGAAACATATCTTAAGGATATGGGATACAGGATATTAATCAAAACTTGGCCAGACATTGTGTACTATAAAGTATAAAGTATTATGTACGATTACCTAAAAAAATTAAAGACAGAACACAACTTTATGCCAAGAAAGATCCTCGATATAGGAGCATGGAACGGTTTCTGGACGGCGAATGTTAAAAAGATTTGGCCCGATGCCTCATACACTTGTATAGAAGCCGGCCCGAAACATGAAAACAATTTAAAAAAAATAACTCCTAATTATCATATAGCAGTGCTTGGAGAGTCTAAAAAGGAAGTAAAAATGTACCTACGGGAGATAGACAAAGGTAATAAGAAGAAAGTGACTTATACCAAAGGGTCTAGTATATTTGCGGTATTCAAGGATTTTGAGACACGCCAAATGCAGACACTGGACATGGTTGTAGGCAAGGATGCTATCTTTGATCTAATCAAACAAGACGTGCAGGGAGCAGAGATAATGATCATGGAGGGTGCTCCGGAAATTTTTAAACGAGCCAAATACGTTATTCAGGAAGTCAACCTACAAAAGGACGAAAATTTTCCCTTGATGCCCGACGAGGTCGAGATGGATCTGTATATGAAGAAACTAGGCTTCTCGAAAAACGAAGTAATAGCAGATCACGGAAATAAGCAAGTGGATAAAATATATTCTTAAGAGCTGAAAAGATTTATAAGTTCTTTCTTCCATTCATCAGCATACTCACAATCTCGATAACCATCGAACCACGGTCCGCCCTCTGTGTAGTGCAGTATCTTGGGAGTGCCGTCCCTCGGTTCTTTATACCAGCCTACCAGCCAGTTGTAATCCGCGGGCATAGAACCTATCTCGTTATCATCTAACCAACTAAATCTGTGTAGGAACTTAGGTGATTCTTTGTTCAACAGTTCGGGTGTTAGTATTCTATTCTTTGGATGTTCACAGTTCCAAAGCACCATGCTCGACCAGTTTTTTCTAGGATATGATGTCTGCACCTGTCCGTCCATCTTGGTTGTTTCTTTTGGTGTATGATCATGTTGCACCACAACAACAGCCTTGCTTTGATCACAATGTTTCACTAGTTCGTGGCTAGGAATTTTCCATAGGAAATCACAGTCACAAAATACCGCCCAGCCTTTATATTCATTCATGTAGGGTACAAAGAATCTAGTGAAGGTAAACTCTGTAGATGCGAGTTTGTCAATATCCCTGGTGTAGATGCCCTGGTCCCTCAAAAGTTTTTGTTTTAGTGGAATTACTTCCGCGGACGGGTCTCTACGCTTGATACTGTGTTCACATACTTGATATGCTATGTCTTCTCTGCTGTCGTGTCCTACGTAGATTCTCATATTAGATATTTAAGTGTTGTGCCAACTCCGGCAAGTAATTTTTTATTTGTATGTTTCTGTACCCATCTCTTTTTTTTATCATAGTTTTTAAAACTTTTATTTGATCATTTACTGCATTTTTATTCTCATAAGCATTGATTATTTTTTGTCTTATTTCATGAAAATTTGTTACATGGATAACATCGGATTCGCTAATATCTTTTAGAGTAATTTTTGCTTCTTGTAGTGTTTTTTTTGGAAGTACGTGTAATTGGAGATAGCTCGGTCTGGATAACAAATTTAATTTAAGATGTATGTTCTGATTTTTACTAAATTTGATGATATTATGTACATCTAATATATTCAAGTTCTGTACAGTAAAACTTATCTGATGTGTGGCGTTGTTTAATGTTCTAAGTTTTTTTACATTGTCTACAATGTCTGCCCATTTTGATGGGAATCTCAAATAATCGTTAGTTGTGCCCGTACCATCTATACTGAAAATTAATTTTACCTGTTTGAAGAGTTGCAAAGTTTGGAATATTTTATCTGTGTATTGTGTTCCGTTGGTGGTTATCCAAACTGATAAATTTTTTGCTATGGAGTTATTAGAAAGCACATGTAGAAGTTTTATAATTTTTGGATTCATCAATGGTTCCCCACCCTGTAGAGTAATTATGTTCACTTTGTTGTTTTCTATCTCTTTGATCAAAGAATCAATTCTTTCTCCACCTACCTCATAATCGCTCTGGTTTAGATTTGCTATTCCTAGATCATTGTTTTCGACAAGTAGTTTACTACTACTTTCGCCGTTACACATGTAGCACTTCAAATTACATAAATTTGTTATATCGAGATTGTAATCTTCGGGATGATTTAAATTTTCTTTTCCAAGGTGTTTGAGATAGTACGAGGCAGGCTTGTTACCAAAAATTTTATAATGCTGGTTAGCAAATTGTCTTTCGCTTCTGATGTTTTTATTTTCATCTGTGATGCATAGAGCACATTCTTCTGGTAATGTGTTTTGTTCAAATTTTGCCTTCAGATATTTTTGATAATCGCTGTTCCAGAATTCGTTTATTGAGTTGTTTTTGATATTGAAGTCAGCGTTACCGTCAAACTTTGAGAAGTTTGTACGTATTTTACAGCAAGTCTTCATGTCACCTGAAGTAGTGATGTGTATGCTGTTGAATGGTCTTATGCAGAATTTTTTATTGTTTTCCATGTAATAATTGGTGAATGTCTTTCCAATTACTTACACGGATAATGTCAGGATGATCAAAGTCTTGATTGTATGGGTGGTCGATTAATATGGGCTTTAAACCGTATTTGAGCCCGGCTACAGCGTTGTGAGGCTTGTCCTCGACCCAATATAGCCCGGTGTTGTGAAACTCCGCTAATGCTGAATCTTTGTCAGCACCCGTACCTAATATATGGTAATTTGTAAAAATATGCTCACCAAAAAGTTCGCCCAGTCTTCTCTTACGCAACTGTTGTGCTGGTATGTCTGATGTCTGCGATGTGATCGGTATGAAGGTCCAACCCTCCGCGGCCAACAGTTTGACCCATGTCTGTGATTCAAGCATCGGTCTCTGTGTACCCATCCAGGCACTCCTGTTGAACTCTCTTATGTGTTTTCTGATTTCGTTTTTTGTTACACCAAAACGTTCTGCCATTTCGTATGTGTTCTGTTTGTCTGGTAGTAGTTTGTATGGATGATATCTAACCCCCCTCTCGTCGAACAATGTTTTCTGTAACATCCATTTCGTGAAATGGTGTTCCCATTCTAGTAGGACTCCGTCCACATCTGTGAGAATAATCCTATTTGATGTCGGCATCTTCCATTCCCGCCACACGCAGTTTGACTATGTTGGTTATCTGCCATTGCTTCTGGTCCAGTCCTTTGGTGATGCCTAACCATTGGTTCCTCAGCAGTGCGAAGTCGTTGACGATCTTTGTGAGATCCACGACATCGTCCTCGCCATCCACATACTTCTCCGCATCTCTGCTGGACAGTGCTCTGTTGTAGTTCTCTAGGAATTTACGGAATGTTTTCGATCTCAGTCTTCTCAGTTCTATGTTCAGGTATTCCAGTATGGCCTCCAACTGTTGCAGTTGGCTGAATCTCTCCTCAACTATTCCCGGAAGTGCCGCTGATGCTCGCTCGAGGTTGCCATATATCTTGCACTGTTTCCTGGCCTCCAGCAGTTCCTTGTCGAAGTATGCCACGCAGTCTGGTATCTTTGCCAGGCTCCTGCTTACTTCACTGTACCAGTTTATCATTAATCCTCGCTGTAGCCGTCGTC